AAAGGAACGTCTTTTCCTTCGTATATCCCGTATTCTCCAATGTCGGTATTTTCTAAAATTTCTATATCCTGTTCGCATAACTGTATCTTACCTTTTTTATGCAAGTTACGACATTCTACAAACAATTCCAAAAATTTATCAGATGAATAACGATATACGTTTTCCATCAAAGGTATTTTATTATCTATATGATACTTTAAGCCTTCAGATATTGGTATTAGTTCTTTAAGTTTTATCATAGGTCTGTTCCTCCTTTATCTAGTTTGTTACAAAAGAATTTTAAGTCATCAAAAATCTCCATAGCTTCCATTTGTTCTTTCTTTTTTTGTCTCATCTCCCCATATTTTTTTATTCTCATATGGTCTTTTACTATAGCTTTTATTCTATTCACATTTCCTCCAAGAGACTCTATAGCATCTTTATATTTTTCTACTTCCTCGGCTGAAACTTTTTCATGTCCGAAAGCAGTTGGTTGTCCTGTTTTTGGATTTGTACCTAAAGTATCATACTTACCTACATCATGAAATAGTGCTGCTATAATCATATCTGCATCCTTATTTGAATGCTCTATAGCTCTCCTTACAACTAGTATTGTATGTTTTAAAGTGTTTCCTTCTGGATGCCATTTAGGATTTTGAGGAACACATTTTAAACGCATAACCTTATCCCTAACTTCCTTGGGGAACATAAGAAGTAATTCCTTAAAGTTCTTTACTAAAGAAGCATCTCTTTTAGCCTCTTGCAAAATTTCTTTAAGTTTTATCATCTTTATTCACTTTTAATAATCCCATCTCACAATTATATTGACATCTACATCATCTCGCATCTTTAAAGGTCTTCCTAACTTCCCCACAGCCACTAATTGATAATCTTTATTGTACAATCCTACCGTAGTAGCGTATGGTGATAAAGAACCTGTAAAATCATTCAAATATAAGTTAGACTTTGGACTTTGAGTAGATGTAGGATTCATAGTTTTATTATACATTCCTTTCTTAATCCTAACTAAAGTCTCATATTCATATATAGTGTATCTATTTTTATATCTTAATTGCCAAGGTTCTAAATCTAAATAAGTGTGGTATTTTTTTATAGGAGATGTAATAACTATTTCTCCCCTTCTATAGAATACATTACCTACTTTTGTAGTTTGATAGCATAATATATTAGAAGAATTTGCTAAAGATTGAGATACTTCATTAGAACTTGCTGCTTTGCTATAAAACCTAACTTCATCTAATGATCCTGAGTATTGCCTTGTTCCTTGCTTATCCTCTGCCCCAAAAATTATAGTGTGTGAATTCGTAGGTTGCAAATTAAGATCAGACCCAGATGCATATACTATTCCATCTATATAAAGACTTAAATTAGTATTTTCTTTAGTAACACATATATGATGATAATTTCCATCATTAATTGCTAAACTACTAGTTAATGTTAGTTTTTTACTACCATCAGACCTTCTAAACATAATTTTACCCTCATCAACAGATGTTTGATTAAATATAGAAAAGTCATAAGGGTAAAAATCAACAGGAGTATATTGTATACTTGAACTAATAGAAGTTCTTTTGTAGGTGTATCCTTTATCCGATAAAGTATCAAATTCACCTAAATTTTGTATACTAGAATAACTTCTTTTAGTTATAATAGAGTTATAGTCATAAGTTAAATCACTTTGACTTATAGGAGTTTTAACCCAAAAAGATATAGTAAAATCTTCCTCTAGCTCATAAGAAAGTTCTTCATGATGAGGTATTTCTACATACCCTTGAACATTAAAATCTAATTTAGCACCGCTTCCCGTTCCATTTACCTCTATACCCTCACTTAATCCTACATTCCTCAAAATATAATTCGTAGGATTTGCTATTGTGTTAGAGTAAAATGTTTTATCTCTGTTAATAGAGTTAGAGAATCCTAATTCAGTCTTATCATATAAATCTTGGAATCCAAAATATGCATCTAAATAAGATGAATCTACAATACTAGATGAATCTATAGAATAATCATAAAAATTATTATTAGAATCATCTCTTAAATTTAAATTAGAACTTGTTATAAAAACAGAACCTTTTTTATAACCTTCCCCCATATCCAAGTAAGGAGCGGATACAATACTTGCTGTTAAAAACAAAAATTTATCCGTAGAGTCTCTTCTGTATGCTTCTAAAGAATCATACGGATTATAAGGATTTCTATAATATAAATGATTGATACTTTTCCAATTTATATAATTATAAGACCCATCAGAACTTTTAGGGGCATTAATAGCAATGGCTTTGGAAGAACTAATTGGTAAAGAATCTCTATAAAAGTATGCTTTTTTATAAGAATACCCTAAAGCATTTAAATTAGTACTGTCTATATAGTATGATTTATTTGCTTCATAAGGTATTACTGTGTAATCCCCTCTCTTTACTTTTTCAAATACTGAAAGTTCATACATAAATTTAGAACTTTAATTTAACAGTAAACATTACTTCTTCTGTAAAACTATTTAATTCTGCTTGACTAACTTTAGCAACTGCTATTAAATTTCGATTTTCATCATAAAGTCCTATAGTTGTTATATATGTTTTTGGACTATATCTTAAATCTTCATTTATAACTGCTGTATTATCTAAAATATCAGAAGATATCCTAATATTTGAAGGAATTCCATATTTTAAATAATTTAATCCATCAACATTAAATATAGTTGGGTTATTCGAGAAATTAAACTCATTGTTTCTAACATTTATGTAATAATAATCGACTAACTCCTCTCTTGTGGCTCTTGCTTTCATTCCTAAATTGTCACCACTTAAGTCTGTATACTGTGCTGCTCCTGAAATAGCTGTATAAAGTTTTAGATGATTTTTACCATCTATTTCTCTACTTGTTACAGTACCAAATGAAGCTGATATATCCGTTTTATTTGCATCAATTAGAACTACTCCTAAACTTGGATATAACTTTCCATAATAATGAGGAGAATCTGGATTATATACCCCATCTTCTATAGAACCTGATACTATGTTATATTCTAAAGGAGACGATGGTACTGCTCTTTGAGGATTATCATTTATTTTATAGTCGGAAATTAATCTTAATACTTTTGCTTCTCCCCCAAGTTTTACATTAGACCCTGTATGAGCGGACATAAATCCTTCTCCATTTATAAATTCAGAACCAGATAGATGTGCTAAATTTATTTCTAAAGCATTATAATCTGCTCTTGTGTCTCTTCTGTCCTTTTGATAAGAAATAAGATAGAAATGGTCTGTAGGAGTTCCTGATAAATTCAGTTTTTCAGTAGCACTACCTAATATAATATTTCTATATTGGCCATATATGGCTCTTGTAGGGGTATCATTATACTGTCCTCCCTCATCATTAGAACCTGATCCGTTTACGTTGCCATATGCTACACTAAACTGGATAGAAGAAGTAGGATATGTGATAGGCTCATGGTAAATGTGAGTGTAATGATTATCTAAAGAATCATTAATACTTGATGTATAAAATCTAACTAAATTAGATATGTTATTGGAAAACATACCTTTAGTTAGTATCGAGTTATATTGTATTTTTTCGGAATCGTCTATTTTTTTTAACCAATAATTTGTAGGAAATGGTAGTCCAGTATAGGAAACATCTATTACCTTAAGGTCACAAACTTCAATAGAAACTTTCTGCTTAGGAGGAGTATTGAACACCATTCCAGGAACTCTAGCTTCCTCAAAATAAACAGTATATTGTCCCGGTTCTAAATCTAAGTTTTCTACAGATCCTTCTCCAATTTTACCTCTCCCTTCTATATAAATACCTAAAGGTTTAGTAGATCCTGCAATGGTAGGGTCAAAAGATGTTCTTACAGTTAACGAACCTGTTTTACCTGTAAAAGATGGATTAAAAATACTTTCGAATCTTGTAGTAGAATTTGTTGCTACAAAAGAATATTTTTGTGGACTTCCATTACTAAAAGAAAATAGAGGATGCGATGGTTTTCGGAATTCTATAGTGTAAGACCTTCCTACTACTAATTGTGTAGTTACAGTTCCTCTCCCTATAACTCTTCCATTTAGTAATATTTCTCCAGGAACAAAATCCGACTGTCTAAAATTCCTTGCATTACATAAATTATTATATACAGATTGTATATCAGGAGTTACGACTTGAACTATAGAACAACTTACCGTATCTACAGATGGAGGTGATGTAACAGTAGGAGTAGATGTTATTCTAGGTGTTGGAGTTGGAGTAGTTGTTTGAGGACATCCTGTAATACCTGTATCTGATAAATCTCTTTCTGTTATAATTCTTCCACCCCTAACTCTAGTAGTAGTCTCCCCCGTATATCTATATGTGGAAGAGCCTAAAAGTACTCTTTCATTAGCAAATCTAGGAGCTCTTGTGGTAGATCTTCTATCAGTTGAATTACTACAAGATTGTATAGTGAAGAAAAAATCTAATCTACGGGTAGGGGTAGGTGTAGGAGGTGGTGTAGTAGTTGGTGGAGGAGTCGTAACTCTAACAAAAGAACATATAGTTGGGGTTTCCAAATTACCTTGACCATCAGAAGGTCTTGTGCTATTCGAAATCCTATCTACATAAAAATTTGCAGGAGCAACTTGTATGCCTTGAGCATCTAAATATATTTTAGATGCTAGTGCAAAGTTTTCCTCATCAATATAAAAAGTGCCTACTGGAGCAATTCCATTTTGACAATTCTCACAAACTGATTCACGACTTACGCTACCATAACACAATTCAATTCTAAATAAAGAAGATTCCCTTGGTGGTGGAGTTGGCGTAGGAGTAGGGGCATCTGTACATCCTGAACGTCCTGTTCCAAAAACAGAAGTAGGGATGATATTATCAGGATTAGTTGTTGTTTGACCATTATATATCCAATTGGTAGAAGGTGATACTCCTACTTGACCTGGATTACTTATAGATACTCTTTCTAATCGAACACTTGGAGGTCTTAAGGTGTAAACAGCTACAGGGGTATCATCGCAAGGTACTAATTGATAATACCGCTCAGATGGGGGTGATGTAATGGATGGTAATTCCTCAACTAAAACAGATACAGTATTTTCTATGACTTCCACATCTGTAAGAAGTAGAGGTGTATTAGGGGATACTGCACGAGAAACTTGTCTTAAGGTATTACATTGTAGATACTGTATAAAACCTGAAAACCTTCCTGGTTGTACTGATACATTATACCTCTTACAAGCCATAAATATTTTTTAACTATACTATATTAATAATCTAACTTAACCTCTATTAAAGTTTCCTTTCTAAATGTTTTTTGGATAGGTTTACTTGTTTTGGCTACAGCTAATAAATTCTTATTTTCATCGTATAATCCCACAGTTGTTATGTACACTTTTGGGTCATTAATGAAATCAGAGATTGCTAAATCACCATCTGAACCTGTTGTGAAAGTTGGATTATTAGAAAAGTTAAATTGAGATGCTCTTGCTCTGACAAAATAATGAGTAGATTTAACATACTCTTTACTTCTTGCGGACAATCCTAGTACATCCCCACTACCATCTGTTAGTGTGGCAGCTGAACCTGATAGTGATGTAAATAACTTATAAGCGTTATCTCCTGCAACATCCGATCCTGTTACAGTTCCAAAAGATGCAGATATATCTAATTTCGCACCATCTAAAATTGCTACCCCTAATTTTGGGAATAATTTTCCATAATAATGAGGTGATGTAGAATTGTATATTCCATTCTCTATAGATCCAGAAACTATGTTGTATACTTCTCCAGCAGATGTTATTGTGGCTGATGCTATCTTGCTATCATCTACTAATCTTAAGGCAGATGGAGCTCCTAAACTTACGTTAGACCCTGTATGTGTATTAAGAATTCCACCTCCCGCCAAAAATTCAGAACCTGATAAATGATGTAAGTTTATTTCAATATTTCCTTCATCAATACCATCCTTTAATCTTGCTCTGTTAAAATTAATAACATAAATGTAATCAGAATTAACTCCATTATTAGTAAATGACTGTACTCCTGCATCTAAACAAAGTTGTTTATATTGAGAATATATGGCTCTTGATGGAGTATCATTAACTTGTCCTCCTTCCCCAGCAGATCCTGAACCAAATCTATGTCCAAAGGCTACTGCAAATTGTGCTTCTGCTGTAGGGGCGGTAGATGCACTATTAAATACTTCGTAGTAATAAGTCTTTTGAGTAGCTGTTTGAGCAGATGATGAGAAGAAGGTAACTAAGTTACCTACATTATTAGAAAACATTGCTCTAGTTACAGTTTCCTGTTGATTTGGAACAATATCGTCTGTTTGGAATTGTAAAAACATAATTATCCTATTTTATTTTTTATACTGTAATATTTGAACCTGGAGAATTAGTTTGAGTCAATCTATTTACATTTAACTCTACAGTTACTCTTCCTCCCGTTTCATTACCAATAAGAGTTAATGTTGCTTTTTTAGACCTAATTGTAGAGAATTTACCTCGTAACACAAAGGATGTTCCACTTACAGTAATAGTTTGCGAAGATTCTAAATCACTAATACTAGGTGGTATAGAAGAAGCAGCATCTTGACCAGAGACTTGTGCGGGTGATGGTGTAACAGTTACAAATTCTGCAACATCGCTATCACTCAATACTGCTGTATATCCTAAAACTCTATTACCATCTTGGAAATTTATGGTATTAGGAGTAATAGTAATTCTATCCGAAGTTGCTTTAAATGTATAAGAATTTTGAGCGACAGAAATAACAGGAATTCTGATAGTATTTTTAGGTAAAGTTACTAAAGGATACTTCATTACTTGAGTTTCATCAGTAACTGCTTCCGTAATTGGCAAGTTTTCTATAGTTCTACCATAATAAGCACTACCTAAAGGATGGTCGCTATTCCATAAAGAATAATCTATTTCATCATCTGCAAGTGCGAAATAAGCTACTCTGAATTCATTTTGACCCCTTGCTAAAAGTTCTCTTCCTTTTTTTGTAAGAACAGCATCAATAACAATTGATGAATTATTTAAATATCCCATAATATAAATTGGTTTTTATTATAAATATATAGTATGTTAGTTTTATTTTGTTTTATTGAACAATTATGTCATTTTCGTTTACTATAGTTACAGTAACTACAGGACCTCCTGTTACCGTAGCTGTTGAATCAATGTTTATTCCTGCCCCCACTAATTTTGAACCTTTAAATCTAGAAGACATTGTACTACTATCTTCTATAAATTGATAATTAGCAGGTTTTTGGGAAGATGAATAAAATGCATTATACTCTTTATTTGTAGCATAATTTAACTCTCTTTCATAATCACTAATTCTTCCTGTATATGTTTTAAAGTAAACAGGAGATTTTAACATATTTGGAGATGTTTCTCCTAATATAAAATCACCAGAACTTGAATAATAATATTCAGTAGTTAAACAATTATCATAAAGTCTTGAACTTGAGATATGTAGATTAACTATTCCTCCAAAATTCTGCTTTTTAAACATAGTAGTCATACCTTCGTAGACTTGTAAATTATATTTTTCTATAAACTCTTTAAAATTAGGTCCAGTCAAAGCGGTTACTGTAGAAATATTTGGCTCTATAGTTGTAAAATAAAATGTATAACTAGAATCATTTAATTGAGAAGTTACAAAAGAAACTTCGGTAGAAGTTATATCATATACATAAAAAGAACCTACGCCATATTTTTCTATATCTAATACATCATTTGAGGTTAAATTTCTATCTATAGCATTAGTATTTGCCACAAATGGTTTGTATACTTTATCAACAATAGTTTTTATCTTATTGTTTCCATTCGAATCTTTATATGTATAGGTTACAGACTCTTCTACAACATCAGCATTAGCTAAAACATTTAAGGTTCTCTTATAAATGTTTTTTAAGTCTATGGTGGTATTATATACGGGAACACCAGAATCTTCTTTACTAAAAGAAAAGATGTTTAGAGACTGTTCAGTTTTAAATTTAGTTCTATCTACTTCTAAAGTTGGACTAAATTCTAAATGCACTCTTCTTTTTTCTCTTTCAATCTCAATCTCTAAAGGAGGAGTTATCGTTGTCTGCAATGTAGGGACATAATTTGACTCTACATTTAATTCCGTTCCTTTTAAGATAGCCTCTTTGTCTAATATAGATATAGACGGGAATTTTCTTTCTATTTTAGGTCTTTCTAACAGAGATGGTTCAATAAGAACACCTGTTATTAAGTTTGCTCTTACAGGAATTAATTGTTTTACTTGCTCAAATACAGAATAATCATATAAACTGAATATTTCAATAAATTTACCAATATCATTAGCTCTAGAAAACTTTTTAAAATAATCATCTCTTGCTTGTTCTAAAGATGGATATACTGATTTAACACCATCTTTAGGACTACCAACAAGATTTTCAAAATTATAGGGACCAAATTGATTAGAAATATCCTTATTAAGTTGATCCGTAGGAGAAAAAACGATGGCTAATCTATTACTATCTTTCTGCTCTTTATCGTATCTATTCTCGGTAGCCTTTCTTTCAGGAGATAATTCAGATATTAATTTAGTAGACTCAAACTTAAGTTTGTTTGATTTAGGGTTATTAGCTCCTAAAGAAGGAAAATATCTATAATGAGTTTCTATTCTTGAAGAATACTGATTCTCTTGACCTCCTGTAAAATTATAGAATCTTGCAGGATTAGTTCCGTAATATAATTGATTAGGATGACTTGAACTAACATAAGAATATGATGAATGGTCATATCTTAAATTATCTAAACCTAATGGATAATATCTAAATAAATCATCATAGGATGAACTATAAGCGTTAGTATGATAACTTGAAGGATTCAGAACATGTTCATCAAAAACTTTTTTAGTAAACGATGACAAAAATTCTCTATAAGAATGCATAGAACCACTAAATCTTACGGAATTACTTCCTGTAGTTCCTCCAAGAACAACTGTATGTCCTGTGGGAAGTATAGTATTATCTATTCCTAAAGAATAATATAAGGATTCAGCACTTGATGATATAGAAAAACTTGAAGATATAGATATTCTATTGTCTACAAAATCACTTGATTTAGCTACGTCAATACTTAATTTACCGTCAAATATTGAACCTGAATATAATGGATAATCACTATATAATCTAACTGTCCAAATATCATTATCAAATAAAGGCAATAAACTACTTGTAGATTCTATAGGAGTTAAACTTCCTAAAGAACCCGTTTGTATAGTATATTTTAGATATCCATAATTTTTACTTCCATATAATGATGCAGTATGATATACTAACTCAAGATTCTGTAATACATTAGACCTATCATTATAATCTTCTACTGCCCATAGACTCATACTTGCACTACCTGTGTAATCTGTTCTGAATCTAAACTCGGTAGTTTGAGGTACTTGGCTAATTAAATCCAAAGATGATGTATAGAGTCTTCTTGGGATTTCTATGAATTCATCTTGCCCAAAATTTAAAAGATATTGGAATTTATCTTCAGAAAGTATGGGTGGATTGTCTCCGTTTGGTTGGGGTCCACCATATTCTTTTACACTTATAAGAGTAAAGGGTATGCCATATATGGAAAATAATGCTCTAACAGATCTTGTTGAACCCTTTGTTTTTAATAAATAAGGGAGGTTATTTACTATTCTTCTCCAAATTTGATGGGATAAATTCTCGTGAGATTTACTCAATAGATTCCCAGAAGGAGTAGAATAACTTCCCGTAGAATCTGTGCCTAATTTATACAGCCATAAATCGCTTAAATTTCTTGTATTTTGTATCTTCCAACCTAAAGACTTAGCATAATATGGTAATAACTGATTAGGTATACCTCTTTGAGGATGTTCATCTCTTTGATGTATACTTGTAAGTTTCCTAATAAATGTATATATATTATCAAAATGTTGACCTATCATATGAATGAAGGTAACATATTGACTATTCCTATCATCTCTTAAGATATGGTCAGGAGTATTATAGTAAAAACTACTGTAATTAGTTCTATCGTATTCTATAGATGATGATAAAAAAGTATTATACCATTTTATGTATTGTGAACTAGTAGTTGGATAATTTATAAATTTATTTTCAGATATATATTTTGGATTTGGTTCTATACTACCCGTTACATCATGAGTAAATAAACTTCCTGTTGTACTATAAAGAAAGTTTTCAAACTTATCAAAATTATCCTTTACTTTATTTATTCTACTTAAATAGTTATTTGATGATTCTATTATGTATGTAGAAGAACCTGAAGTGCTATTTAATGCTTGTTTATATTGAGAATCATAATACTCAATAAGTTTTAACTTAAAGTCATAATTCTTAACTCTTTCTGTTGCAGAACCATATTGAACAAAATTCTTAAAATCAGTAAAATCTATATTTAAATCTACTTCATTAGATCCAGAGAATATTTGCCTTAAGATTCTATTAGAAGTATCAGAATCTGTATCTAATAAGGAATTCCAAGTTCTAACTTCAGTTTCATTGCTTGTTTCTAAATCTGAGCAGGTTTTATAGTTGGGACCCTTTAGAACGTTAAAGTTTTGACGTATTTCTGATGGTCGTATTGTGAATACATCAATGTAATCTTCTAATACTTTATAAGATATGAAAGCTAAACTTTTCTCTATAATCGTATCTAAAAGAGGTGAATATAACTTACAGTATATTATCAAGTCATCTTGACAATCTACTTTTATATTTACGATTTGTATTATATTATTTTTAGAGAAGTTTACTACTAAATTATTTAGTAATCCCTTTGACTTTAAATTTCCCGCAAACTTTTTAAAGTATTTTACTTCTTCCCTAATAGATGGATACTTATTTAAATAAGATTCTTTTACAATTAATTTAATCTCAGTTCTATCTGGACTTATTTCTTGAAGAGTAAATGGAGGATTAGTATTGTTTCCTAATACATTTATTAGGAAAGACATACTAATTTTTAATTGACCTGATAGTAACGAATTTTCATAAAGTAAAGAAGAAACATCAAATGTAAAATCAGAATATTTAGTAGAATGTTCAAAAGGAGTATCATACTCTGACAATATGTAATCACCTGTAGAATTATAGATATGAGATTCTACTGACAATTTATACTTGGGATTATCAACTATATTTCTTAATACGGCTAATTCTTGGTTCAAAGAACCTATGTCATCACTATTAAAAACTAATCCTTCTAATTTAGAATTAGAATTGAGTATTTCTATATTATTTATAAATCTATCTAATGACATATACTACTTTAATATAATTATATAGTTTATCCAGGTCCTGGTGTTACTCCTCCACTCCGTACATCTGAAGTATTACCATTATCTCCAGAAACTAAATCAGAATCAATTGTTTCTTCATCAGTTAATTCCCCATCTACTTTTGTAAAAAAGAATACATAACTTATAGTAGACGCTACAGATCTACCTACTGATTCGAAATCAGAAGTTCTTTGACCTATGTTGGATAACCTAACATCTCCTGTCGGAGAAGATTCTCTAACATCCGTTAGTATATACTGTTCATCATTACCAGTTTCAGTTTCCATAGTTATTACATCTCCCAAAGAATATTCAAATTCTGGTACAAATACATTAGATTGTCCAGAGTCTTCATAAGGGGTGTTAAACCCAATTTTGTAAGATCCTCCTGAACTAAAAACTATATTAAATAATCTATTTGGTATATTATGAGTTATTGATACTCTAAAATTACCTGAAGAAACTGGTGTATCTACATCGGAATCATCTGTAGGAGGAATAACTTCAGCACAAGATCCCACTTCTTCTACTCTCCACAAGTTTGAGTTATATATAAAACTACTAATATCAGTAGAGCATATCTCAAAAGTAGAGTTTTTGTCTACTGATTTTGCATTTCCACTACAGTCTGTATATTGTACTACTGCCATATAATTTATAATTGATTATCGCTCATAGTTCCTTTAAATTCATCGTCACCATAGTCTCCTAAATCAGGTAAACCATCTTCAAAGTCTTGTCTAGTAATTTCTTGGGTAGTATCTGTAGTAGAACCTCCTCCTCGTACACCACCACTTAAATCATTAGAAAATACTCCAAAACCTTCTAATCCACTATCTACACCTCCACCAAAAGTTCCCCCTCCAAAGTCTCCTATTCCAGATCCTTGTTGTTGTCCACCTCCTCCTAAGAAACTTTGGAAACCTGATCCAGTATTTCCAGTACCTCCAGAACCGCCTCCTGAATTGCCTAAATAAACAAATCTATACTTTTTACAAGTAGTGTCTTGAGGTTCTTCATCTCCACCACCTCCACCACCTCCTGCGGGTTGGCAATCAGGGCATTCTCCATCCTTTCCTGAAAGTCCTGGAGGTCCTTCTGGTCCTGGACTACCTACTGCACCTGCAGGTCCTGCTACACCAGGAGGTCCTGCTGCACCTGCTGGACCAGGAGCTCCTTGGAGACCTGGACTACCTGGGGGTCCTTGTATAACTTCAGGTAATTCTGGAATATTAATTCTATCTAAAGCACTTAAATCTACATCTAGAGTAGGTGCTTTACAACCTGAAGTTACCTCGTAATCCTCAACCCATTCAGAAGTTCTATCTGGACAAGGGTCTATAACTTCAAAAGGTTCAAATTGAGATGGTTCTATAACAAATACGCTTTGAATAACTTTGTTTCTCTCCACAAGCATAACTTGTAAAGTTTCTTTATTGGGTATAGGACATACACAATTCCCGCTCTTTACAAAATATATTTGCTGTTCACAAGGAGGTTTAGAGAGACTTTGAGCCTGTGTATCATAAGCAATTCTAAAGAATGTTCCCGGAGGATATATTGTTTCTGGTGGAGCAACTTCGTCTTCAATAAAGAATGAGAAACTGCAATCAATCTGTGAACATAAATCAGAGTCAGTTATAACTCTTTTTTGAGGTAATATTCTATAATGTAATGGGTTTATTTCTAAAGTATTTTCATCTACTTTAGTATATGTCATAGGAACTATGTTTGTTCCTACATTATTTTTTGTAACAAATTCCCTATTTAAATCTTTTAAATCTTCTTCTGTATATTTATCTCCTAAATCATTAGCCTCTTTTGGAAGTCCTGTTGTTTCATCTGCCGAACTTTTTGATATAGGTTTTCTTTTTTCTAAATCTGTCTTATAATAAGATGTATTACCTAAAAATATGTTACTTAAATAAGTATATTTTATATATAAATCATTAACTTCTTTTGCCAATAAATCTATAGGATAATATAATCTGTCTCCTGTTATGGGATCCACCTCAAATCCAGGAGTTGTTCTTCTTTGAACATTAGAAGTAGATGATGTATTAGTTTCATCACAACCTCCGGGACAATTATCTAATACCTCTAAGTTAACTTCATTCATTATCTAACCACTTTAAAATAAAATCCATCATCAACTATATGTTCCGTAAATCCTCCATCTTTTTGTATTTTAAATACAATCTTATAGAATCTTTCAGGAAGAAATGTATTCATATCAACATTAAAGTAATTACCATTAGCATCAACACTCAATCTTGTTGAACCTGTATCAAATGGTATAATAAAATCATCAGTAGTACTATCCTGTATAGCATAGAATGATGATGTAGGCAATCTTTTGAAATCTAAATAATTATTTGTATTCGAATAACTTAAGGTAGGATATTTATCCCTTGCTTTTACCCTAAATCTATATTTAGAGTTAGTTCTATAACTTTTTTTAATATTACTAACGAATAAGGCAAACTCTTCCCCAACTTCATCTAAACTTCCTGTTCCTGATAAATTACTGTCATCCCATACTGCTTCCAATTTTGGGACATATATAGTATGGGTATCTCTACCAAAAAATTTAAGTTGACCTTTATAATCAGAACTTAATTCATCAGATTCAGTTCTTTTAACTATAAATCCATTATTTTCTATACTTCCACTCAACCATTGATGAACTATATTAGTAACATCTATCCTTATATCAGGTATATCTACATTGTCAAAATTTGCAGTAGCATAAAAATTAGAACCAGTATACCAAGTTCCACCACCCTCTGTGGTAGCATATGAACCTGTAGTTCCTGGTGAGTATGATGAACTAATCCAAGGATTACCTTCTCCTAAATAATACCCATTTCTATAAACCCAACTTGCTCCTGTAGTTATTTCTGGATAATCGTTGTAATGACCTAAACCATTATCCCAAGATTGGGAAACAGCATAAACATCAATATCATATATTACAGGCAAATCAGAACTCTCTGTTGCTTTTAGAGATAAGTAATATTTAGATGTTTTAGAAACTCTTCCAGAGTTAACTAAAGAAATTAGATTATTTGTATCAAATTTTATTAATATTCTTGAATTATATATTCCTTGATAGTAATAGCCATTTTCGTCAGGAGAATTAGGTACAAATTTAATTAGTTCTAATATTTGGTCTATACCAGAGTTTCTACGAGAATCCTTTTCGTAAATGGTTGTATCGTAGGTAGGATAAATAGAATAATACATAATTAATAGTTTACTACTCTTCCTCTAATATCCTTATTAGGATATTTTACTTCGAAGATTGATTGATCAATAGAAGTATATATAATATTTCTTTTAGTAGCTCCCTCTATATCATAGATATTACCAGAATATCCTAAATTAGTGTCATATAAATTAAAAATGCTTAAGTTTGTAACAGACAGAACTCCTTCTACTTGAGCTATTTCTTTTAATACAGTATTTTTAAATATAGGCTTACCTATATCCATCTTTTCATTATCAAAATATTCTTTTAAAGTATTAATGCATCTAATGAGTACCTCATTACTATTGTAGATTTCATTTACAATTATTTCAAAATCTATACCAATGTTTATTATGAATGCATCTCTTATGGACACAGAATCTGTCATTAAACGATATTGCTTCAGATAATTAAGTAAATTAAACTTAACAGCATCATTTAAAGGAGTAAAATTTTTATTTTCATCGTATCCTAAACAATACATGTTTATACCAAAATAATTAATATCTTTAGGGTCAGAATATGAATCTACAATTTGGTCATCTAATTCTACACAAACTTTTGATATTGCACCATATTTTACAGGCATACTATATGCTCTTACTACATAATCATCTTTTGTTACTGCTCTGTTTTGTGATGCAAAATTGGCTAAAGCATCTCTTCTTACATCTTCCACATTTCTTCTCGACAATGCTCCACAAGCAGGTTTAGGATTATTAATAGCAACACTATCTACAATAGTAGAGTATACTGCTGAATCTAAATTAGACTGTGGGGTAGTAACGTTTATAGAGGATATTTGAGATATAGAGTTCGCTCCAACATTATCTTCTACGTTACCTCCTGTAGTATATCTTACTGTAAGAGTTGTGTCAGAAGGTGATTTGCCGTAAGTTTTGGTATATAAAAAGTTTTTAGGGTCTATACTTAAATCCACTACTCTTTCAAAATAGTCTAATCCAAATCCAACATTAAAAGGATTAGGTATTATTTCCTCATCATATTCAGCACTAACACCAGAACCAAATTGTATCTCAAATAGATTATTATCTCTTAATCGAGTAACAAATCTTCTCTCTGTTTGCTTAAATTGTATAAGATAAGGTGCTGAAGATCTAAATTTATATAAATGAGGGTCATTAAAAGGTAGATTTGGTACTGATATTGGTATTAAATCTTGTGCAAGATATGGAGTTTCATACCATCTATTATTATCTGAATCATATATATCTATGACTTCTAGAACATTATCTTCACTCAATACTATTTTATCATAAGGTTTTGGAGATGAAAAATCAAAAGTAGCAGTATTTATTTCCCCAGATACAGCTTTAGCCTGTTTTCTTAAAAGAAAATATTCTACTTCTCCCGAACTATCTAAAGAATACACAGTTATTTCTGTAGGATTTAAAGATGAACTATAGTTAAAATCTACAGAATCTATAGTTCTAAAACTTCTATTATTTTCGGAAGTAACTACCATTCCAGATTCTATCTGAAGACAGTATCTAAAGTCAGGTACTACAGAAGTACCATTATTAATGGAAGGTAAAAGTTGGAAAACATCTAAATCTACAGATGCTGGTGTTTTAAATTTAGGTTTATATCCTAATGAATGAGCGATATTAAATAAATTTAGATTCTCTTCTACCGTAACTAATAAAGATTCTCTTAACTGCACATCTGTATAGTAAGATAGAATATCTCCTGTTGCTGCAGCAAGTTCCATAAACATCGTTCCCGGAGATGATTCATTAAAATCATTATAAGTCTCTGGGAAATAATTCTTAGTAAAATCTATAAGTTGTCTTCGTAACTCCCCAAAATCTTTGTTTAGATACTTAACTTCTTTTCTTATATTATTTGTTATTAGTCTTGAACTCATTTTAAGCTATTTCAAAATTTACTATTCCAGAATCTAAGAAAATAGTAACAGTTCTATTTGCACCTATATTGGTTACTCTAAAAGATATTTGTATTTGAACATTATGGTCTGAGTAACTATCAGGAAATGCTATATCTGATTGAGAAACTACTTCTACGGAATCTAATAGAATATATGGCAACCAAAATTCTATATCTGATATAACTGAATCTCTTAAGTTATCTCTATTCAAAGCACTATTAGGTTCAAATAAGAATTCAGGTATCCTTGAGCCAAAATTTGGCTGCATTAATCTCTCTCCTTTTCTTGTCAATAATAAATTAACTAAATTAGTTATAGCTTGTTCTTCTGTAGAGTAAGATAATCTAAATGCTTTAACATCCTGTAGTCTATTTATTTCTTTAGGATACTTAATATCTACTAATACAGAATCACCATTAAAAGGCAATAATACTCCAACAGCTTTATCTGGGAAATTATCTATCTCATAAGATCTAAATACTATTGGTGTAGACATCTATTATTTATTCATTTTTCTTAATAAAGCAGAATAATCTTTGGTTAATGCTTTGTGTACAGCTTGAGTCTTTGCATTACTTTCTAAAGATTCTAAAATATTATTATCTAATATAGAATTAGAAGATTCTTCTAAAGTATCTACATCCATATCTTCAGTAATCTTACCCATTAATCCTCCAAACTTTTTTCTAAATTTAGTCCTTTCTGTATCTAAATCAGATGGTGTACTTACGTTTTCTATAACAGTACTATGTGACTTTGATTCTAATAAAGATTTTTCTAATCTGTCAAAATAATATTCTAATTCTTCACGAATTATTCTTCTTAATTTTGATTCAGTTGTAGTTCCCATAAGTATAACAGTTTTATATAAATAGGTATTTAATTAAATTTTAATAAAGAATTTAGTAATATTAATCTAACATTTCTAAAGGAATCGTCAGGTAAACATCTATTTGACAAAATATTATCAGATATACAATCATTATCAGCTAAAATGTTAGATGTTATTTTAGTGCTATTATCTAAAATAAAAGAATCTCCATCTTTAGAATCCATAATATACCATCCTGCACAAGAGTCTTTTTCTCCTAAAACTAAAGCCAATCTATGATTAACTCTCTTTACAGATCCTGTTAATCCACTAAACAAGTCCGCACTAAAGTTATATACTACACCTTTGCAAGAATCATCAAAATCTATTAATTTTACATCTTCAAAAGTAGGTTCTAAAGTACCTTCTGGTTCTATTTCAGGTATAATAGGTTTAAAAGTTAACCCATCCCCATCTTGTATAATAGGATTACCATTTGAGTCTACTTGGTAACCTAATTGAGATTGTGGTAATCCGCAAGATGCATTTACAGCATCGGTTATATCTAATTCTGGATTAAATCCTAACTCTATATCTTTTGATGATAGAGAGTTTATAAGTGATATAAAATCTCTCCTAATTTGAACCTCTGGGTTATTTCCATTACCAGTTCCAGTATTTGAAGTTAAATTGCTATTCCCTTCCACACCCAAATTTGTATTTCCTTGACCTCCTCCTGCAATTGCTCCTCCTCCTCCACCTGATCCTAATAGTTTTCTCGTAATAGCATTTCCTTTTACTGAATTTACTCCAAAGTCATATATATCAGTATTTGGCTCAGGTGCTGATGCAAATAAGTTTGGGGGAAGTAATTGAAATTTCTGACACAGAATGTGTATTCTTAAAACTTGAGCCAAATTACTTGCTGGTCCAGTTGGACCAAATGGAGTAGAATAAAATGCTTGAGCAGAAGTTAATCTATGCAATTCTTTAGCTAATTCTTGTACTCTATTAACTAACTCATCAAAATCTACATTATGCTCATCTGTTGCTATAAAGAATTTTCTACCTTCTAAAACAACTTTATTTTTTGCTATAATAAAAATGTTATCTTTTTTAGCATTAAGGACTATCCTAGAAGTATCTAAAAGAATTTGAGGTTTATTGAATCTAGGTACACCTTTAGTTTCTATTCGTCTGCCTCTCCCCAACTTTACTTTAGTATATTTTTGGGATATTCCTGCAAAAATACCAGTTAAATTATTAGATAAATTTTCTATTCTATACTTTTGACTTTTGTCTTTATCACTCTGGCTTTTATTTCCTGAAGCAGGAACTGGGATTTCGTTAATAGGTCTTGGTTTAGGCCCCCCTGGTCTTTCTAAAGTCATTGCAAATGTAGGGTCTCCTTTCTTTGTATCCTTATGATGTTGAGGCTTTTTATAGTATTGTGAATTGTTAGATGTACCTGTACCTAACCTTATTGAGGCTCCAGACCTATTCTGCATAATGAGTTCTCCTTCAAAAGGTTGTAATGGGGGAAGAGGTCTGCAAGGGAATGGGAATGTTTTTCCAGGTTTAAAAGGGTTTTCTGCTATTAAAGTGCCTCCTTTAGAATTTGTAGTCCTTTGTGTTAAATTGTTTATTTGGTTTATTACAGAATCATCTGTAGAGTTTATAGGAAAGGGTAAATAATAGAATGCTACATTTTTATTTTTAGGTCCTATACCTTCTATGGAAGGTCCATTTATTAATATAACTTGCTCTCCATTTAAAGGCATTAACGAAAAATTAAGACTTAATGGTCTTGCATATATATCTGTCAAGTTTTCTACATCGGTATCTGTTATTACCCTTACCTTTATAGTGCCTAAAGGTAATATTCTATCTTCTTCTGATTTAGGATTAATATTGTAAGATAAATCTCCTGTTTCTATAACTTGACCTATTGTATATGATGCCATTTATCCCTCTTTTAATTTTTTAACTTCCACTTCAGCAAGTTCCATTAATTGCATCTTTTCATCTTCCGACAATAAAAGCATATCTCCTCCAGAGGATCCTTTAGACTTATTAGATATAAGTCTTTGAAGAACACTAGCCATTTTTAAGAGGTGGTCATCATTTTTAATACTTATATCTAAATAATCTTTAATAAGAGGAACTGCAATAGTAGCATCTGATATATTATTAATCATAGGCTCTAATTGGTCTATTAATCTATTTATCTTCTTTTCTTTTTCTTTAGTTGTTACATATATGTCTTTCATTAAATCAGAAAAAGAAACATTGTCAAAAATTATATCATCTTCATTCATATTC